GTAATCCCGGCCACTTGTTTAATGTATGATTGGAGTTTGGGAGTTTGGGGGAGTTTAAGGGAGCTTGGGAGTTTAGAACGGACTTCTGGCCAACCGAGTAAGGACTAAACTCCATTACCATCTCTTTGTGAGGCAAGAGCCGAATATCTCCGTTTATCTTGCCTCATATTGTATGCGGAAGTCATACAATTCTTTTGCTCTGTCGGTCAGTAGTGAAGACCACTGTTCCTGCTTTCTTTTTAACGGTTATAGTATAGAACGAAGTTACAAACTACACTTTAAGCCATTGGCTAGAAATATCATTTAATCTATTTCTATATTTGTGATACCATGTTTCAAACGACCTTGCAACAGGTCTATTGCTTTTCTTGTGGATAAGTACCCAAACGCCTTTCTTCCACTCGTAAGTATATGTGTAATCTCTAGTCCATTTATTCCAACGAATCATAACTAATCCTTTCTATTTATTTTTCTATTATAACACGAATCATGTCTGATGACAAGTGCGAACTTCAGCAACTAACCCGGGCGCGCCCGGTGCCTCCGGACTGCAGGTCGCGAACCTTGGGACCAGGATGGGGAGTTTGGGAGTTTGGGGGAGTTACAGGAGTTTGGACACAAAAATAAACACGAAGTATGCAATAATGACCCACTTCAGGGGTATTAATAAAGCTAATAACAAATCCATTCTATCCTTTCTTCTTTCTAGCAGCTGCATCTCCAGCTGCCTGGTTATATAGATCCAGCTGCAGCGTTTGTCAACCAGTCTCTGCAAATAAAAGCCCGGGCTTCTGCGAAAAAAAATATCCGTGACTTCGGAAATCTACCGGGCGCGCCCGGTGCGTGGAGATGCAGGATCCGACTTCGCAGGAAACTGGGAAAATTTTTATAGGGAGTTTGGGAGTTTGCGGGAGTTTTACGCCCTGGCTGCCCGGCCTCCCGGCCGACTTATCCACAGGTTATCCCCCGCGGCAAAATGTCGCAGGGGGAGTTTGAGAATTAGTTGCTAGAGAACAACTTCTCGTACATATGGTCTAACGTACTACGGTTATCTGACCTAGCTTCTTCGTGTGCTTCTGCATTTCGCTTCATCACAGGAACTACCGAATCATAATGATTGGCAATTCTTTTAAGAGTGTCGTTGTTATCTTCGACAGCTTCTATTAATCTATTTAACGCATCCACTATTGGATTGTTAGTATCTTCTGGTAAAACCATAATAGCTCCTTTGTTTCTAATTCTAAGTCCTATTATATCAAAAAATTATCCACATGGCAACATTTAGTTTATTTTATTTTTCTCCAGCTTGGTATGAAGGTGATGGATGACCTGGCGGGCCCGGCAGCTGCAGGTGAAGTTGGGCTACCTAAAAAAGTTAGGGAAACTGGGGAGTTTGCGGGAGTTTCAGGAAGCTCCTGGCTGCATCCAGAGCTGCTGGGATCCCGGCCGACTGACGAATTGGCGGAAAACAAGGATAAACTAGGGGAGTTTCAGGGAGTTTGCCCGGCGGGCGCCCGGTGCGCAGCTGCGCGAGTTATCCACAGGTTATCCACAAGAAATTTATGATAGGGGAGTTTGGGAGTTTGACACGATTTTCGTAAAGTCAAGGTCCGCGAGCCGTCCTTCGTACAGCCCAGGTACTTGGAACACGTTCTTTTCGCCGAGTTCCTTGGATTTGCATCCGTGAAACAATTTGACTTGCTCTGCGAGAGGCAAGCTAACCAGGATATAAGATGGTGCACCAGCTGTGGCATGACGCATATTCCATGCAATTTGGAACGGAGATAGTACCACTTTGTTACTACTATTTGCGACTTTTAATTCTACTGTAAGGAATCCTATCTCTTTGTGATAAATTAAGCAATCTGGGAAACCTGGTGTAACGTAACTTTCTAGTCTTGAATATATGTAATTACCAGCGTCTAAGTATTTCTTTAAACTCTTCCAAAAATTTGTTTCCGTTTTTACGGTCATACTTTTTCTTGTTCTTTACCACCTTCTGACGATACTGGAGTGATGTCTTTAGGTCCTTCGCTATTGGATTCCTCGACCGATAAGACTGTGTTGTTTCCTTCTTTTTTAAATTCACCATCTATACCTAAATCCTTTAATGCTTTTAAAACGTCATCACGCGACATACTATCAATGGATCCTGTTCTGATTTCTTTACGATCAATGTACAATCCTGCGGCTTGGCCCCGCAAGCGTTCAGCATTAACAGCAGCACTATAAGACTTTTCTGCCAATGACTTTTCACGTAGCCTAGCCAATTCTTGCACATGTTTATTTAACTTGACCTCGTGTGTCTTTTCGATTTCTGCCCTACGCGCAACAACAGCTTCTACTACTTTTGGGAATCTTTTTCCATTCAATAATTCTGACGCAGTTGTATTTGCTCTCTCCTCTGCATATCCAGCTTGTCTTGCACATTCTGTAGGTGTTAATCTTCCCTCGTTTTCTGTATATATTTTTACAAATATACGTTGTTTATCTGTTAATCCATCATTTCTAATTGGATACTTTTTTGCCATATTTGTGGCACCACTTGTGGCACCACTAATTCTTTTATCTACCATGCTAAACCCCGCAGTATAGTTGAGTTTTTACTCATTTTATTTTCCAAAAAACAAAAAAGTGCCTTGCGTTGTCTAGAGTAGTGACACACTAGTGCCACAACATAAGTCATTGATTTATATACCATAATCGTCAATTGTGTCACTGTGGCACCTCTTTTGATCCCGGTAGGAAAAAAATAATTTAAACACAGTAAATATATCACTATACATGACACATTACAAAATATAAATTGACCGATTTCTGCCATTTCCTTTTCCTATCCAACCACGTAGTACCAATTGATGTACAAATCCATGCACGTGTGACTTAGATTTAGATCCAATAAGTTGTTTTAACTCTTCATAAGATGGAGCAGTGCCATTTTGGGATATGAAGTCTTTTATGACATCATATACCTTTTTCTGTTTTGGTGTTAATCCTTGTCTATCTTTTTTCTTCAAGGCCTTTGGCATCTGGGTTACTCCAATAATCTTTTCTTACTTCGTTTAACATTTCTGCTTCTCCCCACTCATCAATTGCCTCTTTTGTTATAGATGCTTCTAAAGTTTTTTGTATTTCTTTTTCTTCTTCTGTAAGCTCTATTCTGTGTGGTCCTTTCTTGCGTACATATGTGTGTACTCTAGACCAGGTAATAGTGTATTTAGAAGCTTTTGGTCTTGTATATCCCCTCGTAGGATCTAGTGATGGAAAACTTGGATCTGGATTTGTGTCAAAATTATCTTGTATATATTGTAATACCTGTTCGTCATTTTCAAATTGTTTAACAACTTTCTCTATTATCTTTTTATCTAACCATAAATTAATTTCGTATGTCTGCATGCATTCCTTGTAAATACTCTATTTTTGTTACCCAACCTTTTGGTATGGCAATAGCACCACCACCATGATTATCGTCTTTGTCTGTACACCAGGATCGCATTATAACTATTTTTTCGTCATTGTTAACTACCATCCAACCAGTTTCTTGGCATTTAGCTAATGGTGCTTCTATAATATCTTTTATAGGTAGCCAACCAGTCTCCATATCACGTGCGTCCATCCACGTAATAGTAACGCGTGGTATACTATTTATATTCATTAATGAAATTTATTCCATTTATCTGCAACATCAGAGTATTTGTTTTGCACTTCTTGTTCTGCATCAGTATCTATGTAATTTTTATTTGATCTAGCTCTTTCTCTTTCCTCAAAACCATCTAAAAATTTATGCATTATTTCTAACAACATCATTGTAGAAAAAACGCAGCCATGTACTTTTACAACACTAATTTTATCTAATGTAACATCAACACTATCGCCTCTGTCCTCACATTCGTGTAATATTTTGTTTATCTGCCTTGCAGCATCTATCATTTCTTTCATTATATTTCTCCTTATATTGGTGAGTTACCTATGCTGTATAAGCATACTAAACCCGTAGCTATAGATAACCAAATTGCATAGTATAAATACCTCATTAAAAACCTGGGTACTCGGGGCACGTATCACCATCAAATGTCTGGTAATAACATACAGCGTCATTTGCGAATGTCATCTTCTCTTCATCACCATCAAACATCGCACTATAAAACGCGTCTTCTGCACGCTTTAACTCTTCTCTAGTATTAACTTCTTTTATTACAGGTTCCATATTATCTCCATTTCATGTTAAAAGTCATAACTGTCACAAATATCGCAATAATAAACACAAAGTGTGATACTACTGTAATCCCAAACAAATACCAGGATGAGAAGTATAACGAGAATGCTATACACCACATCCAAGCAAGAAGCTGTAATACAAGATGACGTACATTTTGATCTGGTATATGACGTAAGGGATTACGTTTGTGATTCATAATGCCATGCCAACTGTTATGTATAAATTCTATCATAAACCTAAAACAAAACTATAAACATGAAAAGCCACATAAAACGCTAATGCAATTTTAAGTGGTATAAGTAAAACCATCAATAATTCCCACATCATAACCTCACTGCCATATATTCATAATCAAAATCTGCATGTTTCTTTTGTACCAATGTAACCAGGTTACCATCATATGAACTATATACATATCTTTTCAATGCGCTAACACGTCGCTCATCTAATGTAGGTGACAATCTAGATAAATGTGGTGCCATAATAAATCCACGGTAATACGTAATCCTATCACCACGTGTAGATTGATTAACCCAGTCTTGATATTTCTTTATACTCAACATAATATTTTTAGTGAGTAGGGGGATTCTTTGACTACCCCCAACCTTTTCCCGACAAGTCAACACCTTTAAATGTTAACTAGTACTTCAGTACCACCCTAGGACCCTTCAGTCATTCGACCATATCTTTCCTCTAGTGTGCCTTACTACCTTGTTACAGTTGTTCAGCCATACTCCGTCAATGTTGCAACATCGACATTTAACTAATTATACCACATTAATGTGAACAAAACAAGTACTTTATTTCGCAGAAAACTAGGCTTTTTTTAAAGTCAAGTAAAATAATTTGCTTGACACCATTACAAACCATTACACATTTTTTTCTTGCACATTATTAACACATAATGTACACATAAAGTTCTCAACTTCATTTCATCTCGGTGGACCCCAGGCACATTCGTTGCAGGGGGTCCCCAATTAAGGAAACATGTTAAAGTACTGGAAAAAATTTTTAAAATGGTTACAATACGAACCAAACAAACATTACATGAGAGGACATGGCATTTCTAGTAGCAAACCTACCACCAATAAAAGTTTTTATAAAAAAAGAATACTTATATGATCATCAAAAAGGTCATGGAGAATTTGTAGAAGGTGTTTGGATTACTACTAAGTCAATCCAAGGTAGAGCGCTCTACTTTGAAACGTATCTGCCGGAATATGGTGCTCTTTATGATAAGCTCCCTATTAGTGCTTTTGTTAGTTCCCCTGATGTTAAAGATAATCTTTCATTAGAAGAATTAG